GCCGCACCGAAAGCCGCAGCAGCAGCAGCAGCAGAGGTGGAAGATGATAACCCCATTGATTCTCGTTGTACTGAGGTGTTACTGGAAATCTTGGGTGAGAATCCGGACGGTGTGGGCAGGTCTCAGTTACCCGGTCTGGCTCTCAAGAAAGTAGCCAAGGAAGCAGATAAGAACGCAATCGTTACTCGTATTTTCCAAGAGGCATTCCTCAATGTTGAAGGTCAGCCATGGACATTTGCGGGTGGCAGAGTAACAATGGCGTAACACCCACTCTGCAGTGTCGGGAGTGGTTAGCAGTACCCCTCTTCTGCAGTGTCGGGGAGAGGGGTTTTTATTTGCTTAATCTTGGGGAAGAGGAAGCATAGTGAAATGCGTGAAATTGGATGGTATAGATTTAGGATTTGATTTATTTCCAAGACGTGCTGAAGGCGTGGACCCGGTACGTACAGAAGGTGTACATTTGACAGACGTAATACGTAGTATAATGGAAGAATCTGGTATGCAAAAAACCGTATCCGGGTCATTCTGGAGGCCGGACCAATTAAACATGGCCGGGGAAGTGGGGTTTATGTGGGAAGATGTATTGTCCACGGCTCTAAAGGACAGACTTCCATGTAGAATGGGGGAGGTGGAACTGGACGGTATAACGTGCAGTCCTGATGGGTTGGAGATAGACCCTGATGTACAAGATGACCCTATACTATCCGAATATAAAGTGGTATGGGCTAGCAGCAAGAGATCACCAGCAGACAATTGGAAGTGGATGGCACAAGTAAAGGGATACTGCAAGGTGCTGGAACTAACCAAAGTGAAGATGTACATATTGTACTTAAATGGAGATTGGAAAGGTACAGGACCACAGTATAAAGGATTTTTAATTGAATTTACCCAGTTGGAGATAGACGAGAACTGGAGTATGATTACTAACCATGCAAGGAGTAAAAAATGGATATAAAAACTTTAACACCTGATGATCTACATTTAGTGGTGGCTCACATACCACAGGATGTGCGTAAATTAATGACTACGTTCCCCCTGATTCTTGGGGGAGGGTTTATCCGATCAATTATTGCAGGAGAGGAGGTCCAGGACATAGACCTATTTGGGGGCAATATAGATTATCTAAACAGCCATGCTGATCAATTGACAAGGAGCAGGGAAAGTGACAACACGCGCAAGCACCACACCCCCAACGCAATTACAGTGGTATCATTAGGCCGAATGACTGTTCAGTTTATAACCAGATGGTTATTTGATGATCCTGTAATTCTCATGCAAAGCTTTGATTTTTCTGTGTGCAGAGCGGCTATAATGTATCGAGAAGGTAAATGGACATCCTGTATAGACCCTGATTTCTACTCTGACCTTGCCGCTCGTCGTCTGGTATACAGGTATCCTCAGAGAGATGAAGATGCCGGAGGGTCTATGCTTCGGGTAAGAAAGTTCCTTATGAGGGGATACAATATACAGCCTCACTCATTGGCAGGGGTAATAGCCAGATTAACAAGCAGTATTGTGGCGAGGGGGGGCGAGGTACAGTACGCCGAGGATATTGAAAAACGTCTGGTGGAAGTGGATCCCGTACTACTGATAGATGGAGTAGACCTAGTTGATGAACACAGTTTGGACAAGTTGAAGGGGGAGTAAATGCACTACGCAAAAACAGTAGTACAAATAAGCCATGTATGTACTTATAAGGATGGGGTATGTGATGGGTGGGCATCTCCTAACCCACTGTTATGGGGACCTTGTAAGTATTATGCTACTTCAGTGGCATTATTGAATGGTTCGCCGGGGGGGTATTGTACTAATCCCCCCGCCCCTAATTGTCCTGTGAGTCCATACCACAGAGCGGATTTATCCATTTCCACTATACATAGAGACTTAGAGGTTCTTATTGATCAAGTGAAATGGCACGTGGGAGAATATGGGGAGGAGGGGGAAGAGCGTAACACAATATTAATACTATTAGATGAAGCATTGCGGCACGCAAAAGATTTATCCGCGGAGACAGCAAAAAAGGAACTGGACCATGGTGGGGTAAAACCGTGGAGATAATAAAAAGGAGAAATACCATGAAAAAGGTAAAGTGGGAGATAGAAGAAATATACCCGAAGGGTGATTTCCAATGTCGCATTATGAGCAGGGGGTCCTTATCTGATGGGCAGGATGAAATAGTGTGTGGAGAACCAACAAAGCGCGGGGGTAGAGCAAATATACACTGCAAGTCAAACGCCCTTCTTATTGCTGCCGCACCTGAATTATTAGCTATATGCGAAGAATTTATTCGTGAAGTTGAATGTGGTGCAGCATGTAGTCAAAGAACCTACGGACAAATGAAAAGTGTTGTAGATAAGATAGTCAATAGTAGTTTAACATAGACAAGGATATAACATGTCAATTGCATCACTAGGATTAAAAAAGGCAAATACGGATATAACCAAGCGCATGATTGTGAATGTGGTGGGTAAGGAAAAACAGGGCAAAACCAACTTCGGACTTACCGCACCCGGACCTATAGTGTTATTTGATTTTGACTACGGACTGGAGGGGGTGATAAACAAATTTGCAGGTAAGAAGGCCATTTACCCAAGTGAGTATCGAATAAATGAAATATCTGCCGGCCAGTTTTTATCTAGCTGGGAGCGATTTAGGAAGGAATTTACAGGTGCACTAAAGGAAAAGGAGGTACGCAGCATCCTTATAGACACTGGGACCGAAATGTGGGAGTTGATACGATTGGCCAGATTCGGTAAACTTACACAGGTCATGCCACAGCATTATGGCCCTGTTAATGCGGAGTTGCGGGGTATTGTTCGCGATGCTTACAGTTCAGACAAAAATCTGATATTGCTACACAAAATGACTGAGATTTATGTGGAAAATAAGCCCTCAGGACGGTTTGGAATGGCTGGATTTAAGGATATCCCATATAATGTACAGGTCAATGTGCTGTGTTGGAGGAACACAGATGATCAGGTATTCCATGCCACCATTAATGACTGCAGACAAAACAGTGATTTGGCCGGACTGGATTTAGAGGGGGACATGGTAAACTTTCCCACTCTAGCAACCTTGGTTTTTCCGGGTACGGAAGAAGGAGACTGGATATGATAGCAATAAGAATATTGGTATATGAAGGAGATGTCACCTGGGTACAAAGAGTTTTATCCAAAAGCTTTAGTGATGGTATAAAATATACAGGTATGGGCAATAGCATTAAGGTAGTTACTCTTGGAACCTTACCAGACAATGTAAATATACTGTTTGATAACCCAAAGAGTACCCTTGTATCGGATATGCCAGAAGTGGACAAGCTGTGATTACCATTGATTCGAGGCAGGGGTCGGGGGAGTTTGCCCGCATGTTTCCTTCTACTATGCCTGTGTCAGTGGGTAAATTGGATTTTGCGGATTTTTTCTTCCTTGGAAACGGGCCAGAGGGGGAATATGTATCTATAGGGATCGAGCGCAAGGCTATCAAGGATTTACTTAATTCTATGGTTACGGGTAGATTAAGTGGACATCAGCTTCCGGGAATGACACAACAATATGACCATGTATATATACTGGTAGAAGGGGAGTGGAGGTTTAACCCTGACAGTGGTATATTGGAAAGTAGAAATGGGGCATGGTGGAATGATGTAAGTCTCGGACCACGCCGTTTCATGGCTAAAGAGGTGGTGGGATTCCTAAACACCCTGCAAATTAAGGCTGGGGTGCATATAGTGTATAGTCACAATCAAAGGGAAACTGTACAAGTTATTACATCTCTATACCATTGGTGGAACAGTAAGCAATGGGATTCTCACACATCTCATCTATCACCAAGCAAGGTCCATAAAGGGAACAGTGGGGAAGTGATGTTGAGAAAACCAACATTGGTAAGACGTATTGCAGCTGAGCTTCCATTAATTGGGTGGGGCAAAAGCAAAGCAGTAGAAGAATACTTCCCATCGGTTGTACAAATGGTGACAGCATCAGAGAAGGAGTGGAGGGAAATTCCGGGAATTGGTGTGGGTATAGCCAAGGGGGTGGTAGAAGAACTAGGAAAGGAGAATTTTTAATATGAAAATGAAAATAGCGTTCACGGGAGCATCAGGTACAGGCAAAACCACTGCAACATATAAGGAGGCATTAAACTGTAAAATAGTGTATCCTAATAACCCCGTAGTAATAGTAAGCGAAGTGGCCAGAGATTGCCCATTTCCCTTTAATCTGAATACTACACGCGAGGCACAAATATGGATATTTATAAACCAGATGACGCGAGAAATTCAGGCCACAAGTAGTACTAACATTGTTGTGTGTGATCGTACTATTATGGATGCGGTGGCTTACACCATGCATGCGGGGTTCATGATGCTTGCGCTGGAGATGTGGAAAGTGGCCGCGGATTGGTGCAAAACATACGACAAGATAATTTTCAAATCTACTCGCTATAACAATTACAACTATTCTGATGGGATAAGGGAGGTGACAAACTCGGACTTTAGGACAGAGGTAGAACGCTTGTTGCGGAAGCTGTATGGTTCCTCAGGAATAGATATACTGGAGGAAGAAGGGGAGGTATTATCATGACAGGGGATGATGCACGGAACCGTAATTTTAACAAATTTAGGATGTCGGGTATGTACAAAGGATTACATACTATACAGAAGGATAAACCAGAAATTATGTCCCCTAAAGAAAAAGAGTTGATAGAAAGTGCGCTAGTATCCTTGTATGAAGTGATAAGCCAATTTGAAACTACATCTGTACAATTGGGGTTTAAAGATGTGGGTAGAAGAGTGGGCAGAAACAGGGGTAAAATAACAAAATGGTAGTAATAATTCAAGCTTAAAAAGGAGAAAATCATGATAAAAGGAGCATATAACATAGTTATTGGGGCACAAGCAGGTAGTGAGGCTAAGGGAAAATTGGCAGCGTATATAGTAGATAAATTTAAGCCGGAAATTATAGCAATGAGTAGTTCACCCAATGCAGGCCACACAGTAATATTGGATGGGGTCAAATATATAACTTATCATCTGCCCTGTTCGTGGGTGGCTAACCGAGCCGCTTGTATATGTCTTGGTCCTACTTCTGTTATTTATCTACCCACGCTGCTAAGAGAGATTCAGGCTTTGCGGGTGCCGCAAGATAAATTGTTTATTCACCCCCGTGCTGTTATAATTCGTGATTACTACATAGCGCAGGAAAAGGAGCACGGATTACTGAAAATTGGCAGCACCAATCAAGGTGTGGGGGTAGCACGTAGAGAAAAACTAATGCGGGTGGATGATATAACATACGCCCATCAAATACCGGAGTTGGCTCCGTACATGGGTGATACGGTGGACTACATTAATTCCACTATGTGTGATGGAGAGACAGTGCTGTGTGAAATGACGCAGGGATTTGATCTGTGCCTTGAACATGGTATCGACCCGCATTACTGCACATCTAAAATGGTAAATCCTGCTATGGCTTTGGCCGAAGCCGGGGTACCTGCGCAGCGGTTGGGTGACGTGTATGGGGTGCTCCGTCCTTACCCAATACGGGTAAACAACCGGGAAGGGAGTAGTGGCCCCTACGCTGACGCTCCGGAAATCACATGGAAGATGGTGGCTGACAGGTCCGGTACTCCCGGTGATATGACAGAGCTTACCACCACCACCAAATTGCCGCGTCGAGTATTCGAGTTTAGTGTGGAGAGATTTGCCAAGTTTGTGCAAATATGCTGCCCCACTATTCTGTGTCTGCAGTTTGCCAATTACGTTGACCATAGCATATATCAGTCAAAAAATAACATTACTATTCCCATTCTCGTAAAAAATTTTATAAAACGGTTAGAGGATTTGGCCGATGTACCTGTAGGGTATATTGGTACAGGACCCGATCATGAGGATATGATTGATTGCGATCAAGACGATAGCCTGTAACAGGGGGTGTACACATGGCCAAAGAACAGGATAGTCTCGGGAAAAAGCTAAAACGAATGTATCCCGACATTACCGAAAAAGTTGCTTTAGCTGCTCTAATAAAGAAGTATAAAAATTATCGAGCTACAGCAAAGGCACTGGGAGTGTCATTGGTCACTATCTCTCGTTGGGGACAAAGATTGGGGGTGTCAGAACCACCCCCATTCCCCCATTTTTACGTGTTACGGGCATTAAAACAGATAGAGGGCAATGATTTTGGCAAAAAATTAGACATGCTGATAAAAGAGGAAGGCACGTGGATAAAAGTTGCGGTGAGGTTGGGTGTTACCGTGCGGGAGTTAAAAATGTACAGAAAAATGCTGGGTAAATTACCCCGAAGCAAATGGAAAGAGCGGTGTGATATAAAATCAATGTGGGACGCAAGAAACAAAAATGACGATGGAGGGTATTATGGATTTTGATAAAATATTTACAGCACAACAAGAAAAAGGCGCAGTAATGAGACAGGAACTAATACAGAAAGAAAAAAAAGAAAAACCGGCAGGGTTACGTCCGGACGGTCTGGCTTCCCCTGTTTCTTACCGATTTGACCTTATCCCAGCCGAAGTCCTGATGAAGGTGGCGGAAGTCATGGCCGAAGGAATAGCAACAGGACACAAGGACGATGGGTGGAAAGAAGTGGACATAAATGATTTACTAAACCACGCCATGGGTCACGTGGTAAAGTTTATGATGGGGAAGGTGGATGAAGATCATTTGTCACACGCCATAGTAAGACTGATGATGGCGTGGTGGAAACAGGACAAGGGGAGATGTGGGACCCCGTTCTCATTTAGCCCATTTGGTGATGGTGTTCCCCGTTGTGTGCCGCGATATAGCAAAGATGATGAATGTTGCCATGTGAAAGGACAAGAGATACCTAAAGGTGAGCGGTTATGAAACTAGGAACTAAATCATTGTTATTTGGGATACACAATATTGTTATCCACCCTATTGTTGTGTGTATTGCTTGGCATCGCATATTTAATAAACATCCAAACTGGAAGGAGTTGGTGTGTATTATCATACATGATTGGGGTTATTGGGGTTGCGCTACTATGGATGGTGATGATGGTAATTTACACCCTTGTTGGGCCGCGGGAGTGGTAAGAAAATGGTGGGGACCCAGATATTGGGAACTGTGTTTATACCATTCTCGCCACATAGCGCATCAGGATTACGTTACTCCCTCAAAATTGTGCTATGCGGATAAGTTATCCTTTTGCATTATGCCATGGTGGTTATATGTGATGCTGGGGCTATTAACAGGGGAGATATATGAGTATAGAGAGCAGACGGAAAGAATAGGTGTTACATCTGTAAGCCTGACTTGGAGACAGTGGTTTGATGAAGTAAGCATTAGCATGAAAAAATTGTCCAGTGACCCATACAGTGCACCCTTACTACATCACAATTATAAACCTGGCAAAAGGAAATTTAACAAATGACTACTATCACCTACACTTGTCCCGGTAAATGTTGCGCCGACTTCACTGGTTATGCTATCCAACCTACTCTCCCAACGGAGGGTACTGCTATCCTTATGATAATAGGGGAAGCACCTATGGAGGAGGAGTTAAAAACTCGTCAGTTTTTCATGGGTAAAGCTGGACAGGAACTTACTAATTATTTGTCTCGTGCTGGTATACCACGGGACAGGTGTTATCTTACTTGTTTGGTTAAATGTAGACCTCCGGGAAATCGAGACCCATCACAAGCTGAAATTGGTGGATGTGCATCCATACTGCTGCAGGAATTGGAGACGGTTAATCCGCGTTTTATTGCTACTGTGGGACGACACGCCACTCAATTTTTTCTAGGTGAAGTCAACATGGAGGCGGTGCACGGCATACCGCACAAGTTAGGTGATCGTGTTATTATACCTGTTTATCACCCCGCGGCTGGATTACATGACACGGTTAATATGTCCAATATCATGGCAGACTTTTTGGCAGTAAAATCCGCCATGATGGGTAAACTTGCGGTTAGGGGGGCAGGAAAGACGATTACTCCACCCCCTTATCACCTAATAGAGCAAGGGGAAGACCCGTCCCCCTACCTTACCGATCTGGTTGCCATTGATACGGAAACGCAGGATGAACGTGACACTCCATGGAGTTTACAATTTTGTTGTGGAGAGCAGGGGCATATTATCATGTGGGATAACCCTTTATCCCTAGCCCTGTTTGCGGAGCATGTGGTCCGTCCCCACGTGCTCTGCATTATCCACAATAGCCTATTTGATTTGAAGGTGCTGGGTTTAATGGGTATACATCCAGTTAACTTTGTTGACACCATGATTATGGCGTACTTGCTGCAAACTGAACCACAGGGGTTGAAGCCTCTCACATTTCGCTATCTCAACATGAAGATGAATGAATACACAGATATAGTGAACACCCGTACGCAGGAAATGGCCTTGGATTATGTGGTGAACGTGGCCGGAGTAGATTGGCCGAAACCCGACCCCGTGGTGGAAATTAAAGCGGGGGTTGTGAAAGTACGACAACCGCAGGGGGTGAATCAGAAAGTTAAGCGTATACTTAGTGATTTAGCCGCAGGAAAGGATGTGGATATATTTGATCGTTGGGGTAACATGTCAGAGGGGGAGCGGGTACCGGTAGAGCAACAATTCGGGGCCATGCGCCGAGCTTATTTAAAAGATGTAGATGCGGAGGTGGCTTATCAGTATGCGGCTACGGACGCGTGGTCCACCTATTTCATTTACCCGATATTAAAGGCCAAAATAGATGCGATGGGGTTACAGGAGGTACTGGAGCGTGATAATGGTGTGGTGCCTATGGTTCAAGATATGCAACAGGCAGGGATGCCTATTTACCCCCCATATTTTATTAAACTGCGGGAAGTATTCACAGCAGAGATGGAGGAAGTCACCGAGGCTATATGTGCTATGGTGGGTAATATGCATCCTGGCAGTGATCCTCAGGTACTGGAATTACTGGAGCGGCTTGATCTTGTCCACGCCAAACGTAAATGGGTAAAAGGGAAGGAGGTTATAATACGTAAGAAGATGACCGATCTGAAGGCTATGGAATTGTTGAAAGATCGTCATCCTGTTATCCCACTTTTAATGCGATACAGAGCGTTGGCCAAACTTGTGGATAGTTTTATTAATGTATTGTTGGAAAAGGCGGATAGCAATAATCGGGTACACACCACACTGCGCATTACTCGTGTGGTGACGGGGCGTTTATCTTCTAGTAATCCTAACCTGATGGCGATACCTGCCAGAACAGAGGACGGTAGACGCATTAAGGGAGGATTTGTAGCTCCAGATGGTTACAGTTTTGTTTCCGGGGATTATTCCGCCGTGGAAATGCGGATAGTGGCTCATTTGTCACAGGACCCTAAAATGCTGAAGGTGTTTCGCACTGGTGTGGACCTCCACTCCGCCACAGCCGCTGGGATGTTCCATATACCCATCGAACAGGTAGATGAAAAGAAGCATCGGTACCCTGCAAAGCGTGTTGGGTTCGGCATCTTAAATTTGATTTCTGCTGGTAAATTGCTGCAGGAGTTGCAGGTTGGAGGGGCGGAGGGTTGGACAGAAGCTGGATGTCAGAAGATGATTGATGACTGGTTTAAACTGTACCATGGGGTAGCGGACTATGTGCAGGAGCGAAAAGCCGAAGCTAAAAGGAACGGGTTGGTGCGTGATATGTTTGGCCGTATGCGCCTTGTGCCGGAGGTCATGTCAGTACATCGCAGGATACGGGAGGCTGGTATTAGACAGGCGGTAAATGGTCCCATTCAAATGAGTGCTCAAGGTGTGATTAAGGAGGCTATGAAACAACTAGTACCTGTGTATAATGGGATTGGGCTAGATAACGTCGCCCCTCTCATTCAAGTACATGACAACCTTATGTTTCTGGTAAAGGATGAAATTATAGATTGGGTAGTACCTATTATTAAGGACATCATGGAAAATTCAGTACAGATTAGTGTTCCCTTGAGGGTGGATTTTGAGGTAGGTAAAGTGTGGGAAAAAATGACGAAGTGGAAACAATAAACTATAGAGGAGGATTGTAACATGGCAAAGAAAAAAGTGAATACGGAAGTGGTGGCTGTGACACCTGTGGCGGTAAATGACACTCTTATGGATGGTATGGCTCTTACTGTACCTGTAGTGGGTGAAGTTGCCGAAATCGAGGAAAACATGGTGGCGTACGGGGGTGAAAAGAATGCGGATATAATAGAACTCAGTACGGAAGACCGCCATGAACTCGCGGTACTGTTCGTGGTTAAGGGGGGTATGTCTGGTATATCGAAAAAGGCCGATGACATGGATAAAAAATTAAAGGAGGTGGGTGCTCCGTGGATGTTGGCGCGTGGTGTGAAAAAGGTAAAATTGGAGGGGATAGGTACTATTTACTTAGTTGAAGGAAAAAACACGTCCATCAGTGCAGATAACCTGCGCAAAGTGTTAATTGGTTACGTACCCGCATCAGTGGTTAACGTTATCATAGAAAAGGTCACCAAAGCTACTCCGTACACAACATTAATGTTCAAGGCAGATTAAAAAAATAAGGGAGGGGGAGTAACAATCCCCCTCCTCCCTTCCCCGTTTGCTATTACTTTAGTCCATTACTACTGCTCCACGTCGTGCATCGTTGCAAGTTACCCGCAAATTTTGAATATATATATAATGTAAATTTTGTATGTCTGGTCCTTTAATATAAATCTGTATATGATCTCCTGCCGCAATTATAAAGTTTTCATAGTATCCAGTGTAAGCGGTCATTGCTGTGGCAGTTGTTGTTATGGAGTGTTCTGTCCCTACTGCTGTCCCATTTTTGTACACTCTACTATAACTAGTTCTGGAAAAGTCTGTAGTTGAATCGACCGCCATCTCATAATACACTGTAACTGCCCCTGTGGCTGTTCCTGTGTCAGCAATAGGAACTGATATCACAACATCTTTTATTTTGGTGTAAGGTGTATTATTTGCGGGACTCACATTTCTATTTGTAAGAGAGTATATCAACGGAACAGAAACTCCAGCAGCAGGTATTAAACTATATAAACTGTTCGAATAGAAACGACTATCTGCCCCTGATGCCGCTTGCCATGCCCCTGTACCAATCGTCCGTAATCCTGCTGTCGTCGGAATCGGGTCTATTGGGTATCGCGGAATCATACGCAAATCAGTAATACTACTGTTATTAATAGATGTCTGTCCCGGAACCACGGTTATTTTGGCAATAGGAGAGTATAAATGGTTGGTACAGGCCGGTAATGCTCCTCCCGGTGTTCCGGTAACAACTGATATAGCTCCCGTGGTATAATCTTGCTGTATCAAATCGAGTCTGGTAAGGGATTCAGGAGCTACTATTGTTTCTGTTGTTTGCTCGGTATTTGTTATTACAGTCCCTTCAAGTACAAATGAACCGGCACTCACCAGCACGGTCATATTGGGGGTAACCTGAGAATGTGGTCTATACATCGCGGCTAACTGTTTCATTCGCGTTATGTCTACACTGGTAAGATCTAAGTCTACCATGGTTATTTTTTCTGTATTCCCTGTCCACGCTGCTTCCTGCGGGTATTTAGACAGTGCCAATGTGCCGAATCCGCCAAATATTTGGTACGGACCTGCATCAATAGGACCTGCCGAGGTGAACACAAATCCTGTGGTTATAATGTTTACTCCTATAGGGCAATGAAGACTTATGGTGGACGGCACCGTTATATTTGCGTTCATTGTCCATGTGCCGGGTTTTAGGTAAAATGTAGTTGGGGTGGACCCCGCCGCCGCAATGGCAGCATTTATTGTGGTGGAATTGTAGCTTGACCCTCCGCCATACGTGTCCAGTACGTCTACTTCCGTCGAGGACCCGGTAGGTGTACCGGCGAACACATTATCCTGTGTATACACCAGCACTCCAGTGGACGTGTACAATGCCACTTTATAATAACCTAATACCCATATGTTTGCCCTTCCAGCACTATCCAATACTACCGGGTTTGCGTTGGGCGTTTCCCCTGAACTATCCGTATATGTGTCTTTCAGGTCTGTGGTGGTGGTAGGGCCACAGGTAGTACCCGGATTACATGTATATAATTTACCCCCTGCCAGTGGTTTTCCTACATTGTTAAAGAACTGTATCTTCGGCATGGGTAATAATGACGCAATAGGATCGGCTTGTACCCCAGCCGCACTCAACAATACGGACAGTATTATTACTACTAAAAATCGCGCTCTACATTTAATGTGTCTCATGTGTACCCCCTTTACTCGTTAAAAGTTTATCCCCATGTTAAAAGTTTATTCCCACTTTTTTACCTTTTTCAATGCTTTCCGTTATTATCTTCAACTTTTCTATTCCTGTGTCAATTCTTTTGCATTTTACCTGCTCCATGCGATCTTCCACTAGCGATATGGCGGTGTTTACGCTATCTCCCATACCTATTACTGTACCCAAGCTATCAAATCCGGGAATGGCATAGTACCATCCACCTTTTTTGCAGGCCATTCGCAATTTTACCCACTGCCGCATTTCTTTGGGGAATTGCACTCTTACCCAGTCATTAATGGCCTCTTCAGAGTGAAATGCACATGCGGCGGCGTATTTGTATTTCATTATTGGGTCTATCCTTTCCCCCGTGGCCAATCCGTAGCACACTTCCGTATAATTATCGATCAGTTCACACTGTATTGCACTGGTTCCCGGACCTGCTTTGCGGCACGTCGGGTCAATTAAAAATGGTGCGCCTTGTTTATCCATTTTAAGTTCTGTGCTATAGAAGAATCGTGTTCCCCATTTTTTAAATGAGGGTCTTAATCCTTCGTGTACAAGGTTGTAAGCGGGGGGTAATTCTTCCGGTGTTCTGTACACCTTCTCTATTATCCCCACCCCTTTACCTTCGTACCCACCCATGGTAGGGTACATTAAGTCCCCTTCCCATGTTATACCGTCCAATCCTGGTTCTTCACCCTCCAGTAGCTCTTCACACACAAATTTGATGTCTTCTTTGTATGGTCCCAACTTGTACGCGATGCGGTCCAGTGTTCCTTCACTGCTGCCCCAATCATCATGGCGGAAGGATTCTTCAATCCCCCTATAGTCATTATCCACTTTAACGTAAAACTGTTTGGGGAAATCTGGCCTACCAAAGGATTTGCCGCCGTGCTCCATCAATTCCCGCAGTTGTCCTACCCCCACCAGCGGCAACGTGGACTGCACTGGCAGTCCTGCTTTCTGTTGTACCTCCCTTCCATAATATCTGTCTGTTTCCAGCTTTTCGGCGTACCCTACCCCACCCACCGGGTAATCATTACGCCTTAACCACTCTACCAACCCCGCACACGCGTTGTCCGGTATCCAGATGAAGTCCATGTCATCCAGCCGGTCAAACCACACGTCCATTTTAACCTGCTCTACCCCATCCATACCGTGCATTATTTTATCCTTGTAGGGCATCTTAAACGCATCCATGTTGGGTACACAGTATATCACTTCTGCTACATCACGCGCAAACCTTATTGCGTCTTCTCCCCAGAGTCCAAGATCAAGTACTGCTACTTTCATTTTACTAATATTCATTACTCTTCTCCTTTCGGCATATCTAATACACTATCTGGTTCATGTTTCTTGAAGTACCATTGCAGTTCTTTCATCGGGTGCTGGGTAAGTACAAACTTGGATGGCCTGTAATGCCATTTCCCTTTTTCGTCTTTTTTCCACACTCCGCCTTTGGTCTTCTCATTACTGTATTTGCTGTCAACAGAAAACGTAATGTGATGGGGCAACTTAAACTCGTCCGTGAGATGCTGCCCTTTAGACTGATCAGGTTTACCGTATTTGGTAATATACCCTTCCATGTCATAGTCCTGATCTTTACCCTTCTTTTTTTTCTCATCATCCCCCGCTACTGCCTTTATCAACCCCCCTACTGCTGGTCCCCCCATCTGGTAAAATTCTTGTCCCTTAGTGTTGATGTGGGTGCGCAGGGAGTCTGTGAGATCAATGCGGTGAATAGGGAAACTGGTACTATCTGAGTAGGGGTTCTCAGAATCCATTAATTCATCCAATAGGTCTTCCATTTCCCGTCTACCTATCTCCCCGTTTTCAAACTCTTTGGTGATCTTGTCCATTTCCTCCTGCTTGGAAGACCTATTATCATTATAAGGGAATAAGATGTCATCCCTATATTTCCCTCCCAGCTTTTTTGCATACTTTTTGGCGAACTTGGGGAGACGTTTATCATATAGTATGCTAAGAAATGTTTCTTTAGTTTTCTTTTCAGCAATTTTCATGGCTTCTTCGTCTACCCTATCCCATTCTGATTCAGGCAGTTCTGTTACACCATGTTTATCCAGATACTGTTGGGTTAATTTATCTTGTGCCTCTTCAAATTTTCTATCAAAATGCGGATCATTTTCATCTTCCCCCTTTCCCCATCGCTCATTCTGCACTTCCCCACTACTCCACCCCACCCATTTCACACTTGGGTCTTGAGCCGCAATGTCCAGTGCATGTTTGAGTCCTACCTCTGCCCATGACTTCTCGAAAGGAGCAGCGGGAACATCTTCATCCTGACCACCTCTTTCTTGGTGCCAGTCGCTCTGTATAGTTTCAATTAGCAATCCTTTTTCACCCGTACTATCCTTTGTCTCCTGTGTACGGAAATGTATTACCACATTGGGTTTATCCCAAAAATGGGGAGATACGTACTTTACCGGCCCCGTTTTTAACTCCTGTATCCTATTGATAAGCATGTCATGTTCTCTAGCCAATTTGTTGGAGGCCAATATTTGCCCCTCTTGTTCCAATTTGTGTCGCTGTAACACAATAGCGTCTCTTTTCGCGTTTAATTCTTCTATTTCCTGATAATCAGGCTCTACCTTATCTTTGGGCAATGACAGTGTCCACACTTTAGCTGTCTCCGGTATACCCCCCGGCACATTGTAATCGGACCATGGGTCTTTTCGATAATGAACAAACCCATCTTTCAAGTTTCTTTGTTCCTGCTTTTCTCCCGGAGTTAACGCACGTTCTGTTTTTGCTATTCTATCCAATTCCTTTATGCGGTTTTTTTGTTCTTCTGGTAATGTTGTTCCGTGTGTTTGCTCCCTTACTGCCCACTCCCCTTTCCCTAGTTCCAGCATCTCCATTATATCATCTTTTTTTACTCCACCCTTTTCCCCCTTCTTACTTTCAATCCACGCTGTTAACCCATTCCACATGTTCTCGTCTTTTATATGGGGGTTCTTTGCCCCCCACGCATTTATCCGTTTTATCCATTCCTCAGCTGGGGCTTTCCCCTCCCCCTGTGCAGACAGTTTTTCTTTGGTGGGGGATAGCCATCTGTCCAAACCCTTAAGTATAATGTCCTGTGCTCCGCCTAACCCCATACCTAATGTTATGTTTTTATCCGAAGCCCCTTTACTGTACTTTGCGTTTGCTTCTTCGTTTTCTCTTTTTGACACCCTGCTCACGTAGCTGTCCGCCTCCTCTTTGGAGGGGAAGAATGCATGAGAAATCCCTGTATCACTATGGACAATTACTGTGTACCCTTTCCCGTCTTCTTTTCCCTCTACCTTTATCTTTGTGTTCTTTTTTGCCAGTTTGTCGAGAATTTTCGTCCAATTGATTGAAGGATTAAAGAGATGGTTAAATACTTGACCTAATATATCATTGTTTATATGCACTGTATGTACTAGTTTGTCCGCAGCTAAGGCTATTTTGGTAGGACTAGTAGATGACTCTATAACATCCTGTAATGTGTTTACTTTACCTAGAATCTTATTACTAGTCTTTTCCCATTCACGACGCTCTGTTGGTGTTAACCCCTCTTCTACTTCATTCTCTAGCCTGTTGCGCACATAGCTGTTAAATCCGTTAGCTATAGTTTTAACATTACTTTTTAACATTCTAATATTTCTAGGGTTATGATCCCCTTCAGACAGTTTAATATATGCGTCCATAAAGGATACAAAGGATGCTCCCCCCTCTTGAGTTTCTTTACTACTCTTTAGACTATCTGTATTAGAATGGTCCAAGTATTGGTCTAGTCCTTTTTTGTTTACCTCTTTTCCCCCTTTGGGTTCGGCCTGTGTGGAAAGTTTCTCCTTAGTGGGGGAAAGCCAACGATCAAGACCCTGCAGTATTTGGTCGGGCACAGCACCTAGCCCCATGCCTAGTGTGGTTCCTTTTTTAGTAGAAGGATATGTGTCTATCCTTAAAGCCACCACGTTATCTAGTTGATTATACTTGGAGTCTATTGTAGAGTAGCCTAGTATAGAATCATACCCCATTTTCCTTGCCTGATGAAAAGATATATTTTCTGAAATTATACGATTAATATGGCCTAACGCTGTGTAGGATACATCGGGTCTTTGCAACCAATTAAATATTTGTTCCGCAGCCCTGCTATCCCCCCCATTATCATTCAGAAATTTTCTTATACTATCAGCACTAGGGGTTTCCCCCAGTTCTTTTTCTGTCTTTTGCCTCAAAGCCCTGGATTCTTTTACCCCTAATATACCTTCCAAAGTGGTGTACCCCAACCCATCTGCTCCGGCGTTTCTTACTACTAGAGGGTTATTAACTGTGATACTTCCAGATACTTTACTAGATCCCCCCATCCCATACTCCCCTGTACCTTTATAACTACCGCTTCTTGCAGAGGGGGAATAATATACCCCACTAGTCATAGAGGGGGAACCAGTAGACCCTGGGTTTTGAAATCGAGTGACTTTTATTTTAAGTCCCTCAGGGGTTACTTCTATTCCTTTACCCTGTGATAAAACCTCCGCAAACCCCGCATCAGTTACGCCTTTACGAATTAGACCATCTTCAATATCCAACACGTCACCGCTCCATTCCTTGGGGGCGGTACCTGGGTTTTCTTTTCCCCCTCCTATTTTCTCCAAGGATGCCCCTTCCCCTGAGGCCCCTGTAGTACTCTTTAATGAGTCTACAGTGGTATTAGCCAAATACCTATTTAACCCCCCCACCTTTTTCTGCGCCTTGTTCATGTCCTGGCTATGTAACTCCTTACTTTTCCCTTCCCCCCCTTCTTCTACTGTGGCCACCCATTCTTCGTACAGTTCCGGCCTATTTTTCTTCATCCACTGTTTTGCCCTTGCCCTTGTCATGAACTTTCCGTCCGGTCCCATGAATCCACGCTCGTGTTCTGCGTCTGGTCCTATGTCATGAGCTTTCATTACGTCCGGGTGGGTGTCCCCTATTTTACCTGCCATTACCGTTTTCCCTTGCCGCACTGCAGGTACAATAACATTGATACTATCGCCGGTTTTTTCCTTCCATTCTTTTGCTTTATCCTCAGTAATAAATTTACCTTGCGGCGTTACATATCCTTTTTTTCCGGTTTCTTCCAACCATTGTCCTACTCCATGACTTTTTATTATATCGTCGGGAGTTTCTCCGGGGAACCCTTTAGTAATGGTCCCATCTTTAAGTTTTATAGCTGGTACAAAATAATCCCTTATTCTTTGGCCGGAAGATTTGGGTTCCTCCCCTGTTTTTAACATATCCAATATATCTCTAATAACTTCAGGTTCTTTGTTACCTTGATTTAACTCAAATCCATATTCTAGTAATCCTCCCCCCAAATGTTGTTTATTGGCTATGGAATCCACGGCTATTTTTATTTCGTGGGGGTTGGTAGATGTTTCTAATGTGTCCAAAGTTTTTTGTACCCATTCTTTACTTATCCCTTCCCCACCTATATCCATTGTTTCCTTGTTTCTGTTAAAATCTTTAAGCATACCAATGGATAAATTTTTCAAACTTCTTAACTCTCTGTTGTTTATATTTCCGTTGGCTAATTTGATATACCCATCCATCCATGATAGAGCTTTGTCCCACTCATACGTAGCACCTTCCTGCCTGAAAGATTCCCTATTTTCACTGTTTTCCCATTTTTTTGTTTTTTTATCCCCTCCCAGTATATAATCTACATACTTTTTTACCCCCGGAGGTATAGATCCACCCCCAAACCCTATCCCTAATTTAGTTCCTCCCCTCTCCTTTTCTACTTCATTTTCTCCCCACTCTGTTTCTTTCCGATCGGTGAACACTCCCGTTTTCCCGTTTACCCACCCTGTTTCTATTTCTGATGACTCCTTTATTCCCGGTATATCCTTCATCGGGTCGTGACCTACCCCGGTAAGATGTGTTTTGCCATCTACCTTGACCGCGGGTAAAAATCCCTTGTCTAACCATAATGGTGTCTCCGCTTTATCTTCTGCAAATTGTGTCCTGAACCGTGCCATTGTATCTTGGGTAATGGTGGGGTCCACATCAGGTTTCTTACTTGTGCTCCCCCTCTCCCCTATTTCCTTATTTAACTTTGCCGCGTTCCTCCCCAGTTCTTTTATCCCTGTTCCGCCTTTTCCCGGTATTCCGTACATTGCCCCTGTTATTGCGGCTTCCCCTACCTGTTCCGCCGTACCACCCTGTGCTGCGGCCTGTGCTCCGAACACTCCAGCATTTGCCCCTATTCTTGGTGCGGGTGTCAGCTGTCCAGTTTGTCCTAATGTTAGTTTCATTAGCGCCCATTCTGCGGCTCCCTTTGCCGCTCCTACGATCTCGTTTCCGCCTTGTTCCTTTGCCCTTGCCGCACCTTTTGTTGCTGCGGCCCCTGCCCCCGCTTCAAAATCTGCGATTCCAGTTGGGGCTTCACCAATAGCCTTACCTATGAAATGCAGGGCTTTACTTATCCCACCTTTTTGCGCTATGTTCTCCCAATACTGCGCATTGGATTCATATTCTTTTATTGCTCTTTTGAAGAAATCTGGTCTTGCTCCTGCACCCAGTTTTTCATTTAGGTAATTATACATGGTGTTGAGGCCTGATGCTGTACTGGCGAATCCTTTGTTTACTCCTTCCGCCATTGCCACCCCCACATTTCTTACTGGTCTGAAAGGTGCTGATGGCGTATTAGATTTGGGTTGTATCATATTATTCATCATCTGCACAGGGTCATTTGCACTATTTTGCGGTTGCATCTCTTTTTGCGGCGTGTAAGATGAGGGGGGTTGTATTTTTTGCCCCGTCACCACGTCTTTTTGCTTGTCCTTGTATACCTGTGCTATCCCCTTCATCACTCTTTGTATCACGTCCGGATTTGTGTCATCAGGGAACCGTGCTACAGGCTTACCATCCATTGTTGTGGTTATAGGCATAGTGTTATTTATCCTCCCCTGTTACCAGATTTCCATTACTGTCGAAATTCATTATCTGAGGTATTGCCCCATATCCACCCATTTTTGTGGATACCTTGGCCTGCCATTGTGCCCCTTTATTTATTGCAAATGCCAATCTTGCTTTGTTGGTGGGTAACCTAAGCACTGAGTCTGCTACTGCTAACCCTATGTTTTTAATAGCCAGTAATTTACTCCCAAATCCCACCGCATCTGTGGCCGCTTCTCTGTTTATGGTATGTTCTATTGCTCTTATTAAATCCAGCCGTGCGGCGGATTTGGGGTTTAAATATGCTATTTCCGGCGATATCTTCTCCAGCTGTTTCATGGCCGCTTCCGCTATGGATTTTTTTGACTGTTGAGTAAATTGACTTTTCACATTTACTATAGCATTTTTTACATCCCATTCCACTTCATCACTTAATTGTACCTTAAGAGCCTGAAGTTGGCGAGGCGAGAATTTTTTACTGTACCCTGATTTGGCCAGATTTTCCTTTTCTATCTTATCCACCACCCCCACTGCTTCTACTCCGGACGCTGTGGCTTTTTTCTGTATAGGAGCCAATGCGTTTTGTATAAATGGGGTGTCAGGGGTTTGTTTTCGCGCTCTGTTTACTAGGCCATTTATCTGTTCTGTTATATCGTTTACTTTTGATCGGGCTTTGGCCATCCCATAATTGTTGGGTATTATTTCATCTTCTAACCCAGCTTGTATCATATTTTGTCTTTTGGTAAGTTCACTACCTTTGTATAACCTATCCCATTTGTCTCCTGACGGGGTTTTTATTGCCCCTCCGTACAGTTTCTTGGCTAGGTCTGTTTTGGCCAGTGCAGAGCCGGCCATGTTTATTCCTTTAGATAGAGCTTGTCCTCCCATCTCCATTCCGGTACCTTCGACAAATGCTTTTCCTGTCCGGGAGGCCATGTCCAGAGCATTTTGCGGAGTTACTCCTTCTATCTTATCCGCTATGGTTCTACCCCCTGTGTATCCCAATCCTGCACCTGCCACCGCTCCGACAGGACCTGCTGTTGCCCCCCCTACTACTCCTCCTGCTAATGCTCCACCCATTTCCAGAGTGGGGCGGACTACAGGCTGTACCGCGTCCCATATTTTCCCTGGTATGGACCGCGTAGTACCAATTGGAGGGGTGGCACCACCTTGTATCTCCCCCTGCCCTCCCGCTTGCAACCATTGCAGCGTCGGGGAGCTTACCTTATCCCAATCCTTTTTTTGGATTGCCTGCAGATCTTTTGAGGGAACTTTATCCCAATCTATATCAGCCATTATTTTATCACCCCTCTTTTCTTGAGTACCTGCATTATAGCTTCGGCATCCTCACCTGATACGTCAAATGCGGGTATGCTGGATTTTGGGCTACCCCCAATGTTTAATTTTTCAATTCCCCTTAATGTGTAATCCATAGCTTCTTTAGAAGAATTTAGTCTCATGTTAGCCTGCTCCTGTGTAGCGTCTAATACTATCATTATATCCTTTACTGGCAATGTTTCATCATGAATTTCTTTCCACTGCTTTTGTGCCTGCTCTCCCAACTCTCTAATGGACGCTGCACCACCTGTGGATAGTTTACCTATTTCATTGCTTATTTCAATCAGAAACGACTTAGCAGCGGCTTCTTCACCACTGCCGGTAACTTTGGTTCTTAGTTGTTTTATAGGTATATTAAGCAACTTCCATTGGGTTCTGGGCAACTTACTGTATATATCTTTTACCTCCACCACCTGCTTGTTCAGGTTCATTACGAACCCGTTCATCATATCATATATTTTACGTTGATTACTTACAGACTTGTCTTTCGCTTTCAAGTCGGCTCGTGCTGCAGCAATCTGTGTGAGGGATATTTTATTACTGTTTATATAATTGTAATAATCTTCCCCAAATTTAGTATAACTATACCTATCTCCCCAGGAAAAATCTGGTTTTTTACCTGTTATAAGTTTATCTAAAATTGCGGACGTTTTTGCCTGTGGTGACCATCCTTTATATGATCTACTTTCTACCCGCGCTTCTTTGCGGAGTTCCGCCCCCTCCCTTAACACAATAGTATTAGCTGCCCTGTTTCTGGCTTCTTCCGCGTTTTCTTTCCTTACCTGTTTTGAAGCCTCAAATCTGATTTTGGGAGTTGACCAATCCGGGTGCTCTTCTTTTAACTGATTCTCTATCCCTTGTCTGTAGTTTGCTTCTGTACTAACTGGTTCTCTTGCGGCAGGCACAAACTGACTCCCTGTTCCGTCAGGTTTTTCTACCCATTGCCCAATTACTTCTCCGGTCTCTTTGCTTCTTTCCGTATACCCGTCTTCATTAAAGTTTTCCGGGTTTATTTTATCCTTCATTACCTCCGGTAGCAATGGACTTATTTTATCCCAATTACTTTTTAATCCGTCCACTCCCAATACTCGTTTGAAATTTTTGATTATAGATATACCACTGTCTACCTGAGTTTTAATTTGTTTTTGGTTTTCCAACTGTTGTTGCTGCTTAAAGTATGCCTGTTCCCCTCCTGCCGCTTGCATTGTGGAATCTCTTTGTCTTTTGTTAAATTCAGCTTCACCCATTTGCATGGCCGACACACGGTTGCGCAGTTTGGCGTTTTCCATTTCATCACCAAATCTTATTAATTTGGCATAATCGTCAGCTTGGGACGGTTGCCACACATCCCCTATTGTAAGTAGTTTTTCAGGCATACGTTATTTCCCCTTTCCTTAATACTCATAAGCATTAATTATATTTTCTATTGCCATATCATCCCCTGCACCTCCACCCCAATAGCTACTGTTCTGGGCGGCTTTGTACTGATCCAACAATGATTGTTGCTGCTGATATTTGGCATATGTACCTAGTCCACTTATTATCTGATTTTCTGTACCTGCTATACCGTTAAGAAATGAATTGGTGGAATTTACTTGTCCCATTGCTTGCGCATTGGCCGAGGCTACATAATTACTTCCTGTGGTAGCCGCACTACTAGCTCCCAGTTCCCCTGTTGTGTTTGTGGCGCTTTGTCCCACTCCGGCTACTTGAGCTAACCTGTTGTACTGGTCTTGCCACCTACCATAAGCATTGGCATATTCATTTGACCCCATATTCTGTCCATATGTTGCCAGTGCAGTACCTAAATTACCCGACCCATAATTTCCAGCTGCCGCTCCGGACGCTTGCAGGGCATCTACCCCCTGCTGCATTCTGAACGCATATCCGGGGTCTGCAGTCATATCATTGTAGGTAAATGAGTCAAACTCTCCTCCAGGTTGTGTACCCGTATTTAGTCTATTTATTGCCGTTGTCCCTGCGTCCCTCCACGGGGCAAGTTGCTCATTGGTGGTTTGAAATTGTTGATTGGATAGATCTGCGGCGTACTTGCTAGCTGCTGCCTGTGTGTCTGCCGCATCTGATGACGCATTTGCACCCACTATTCCTGATACTACGCTCATTTTATAACTCCTTTAGATAGTGACTTTCTATCTTTGTATATCCGCGTCTTTTGTATACGTGTCCTAGGCTATCAGGAGATGAATCTACCATGTGTATCATGGCCACTGCATCACACCCCTTTAATTTAGCCCACTGCTCGAAATACCGCATCAACATTAACCCATCACCCCTGTGCTCAGGCACCACAAACCAGAATGTTTCTACTGCTATTATTCTAGGGGTGTGGAGATCAGGTCCCACAATACAACCTAGACTCCCCACCATCTCCCCTTCATCGGTCTCTAACACAAACAAGGTAGCTAGACCTTTACCCATCATACTTTTATATTTTTCATTTGTGTACTCCGGGTCCACTTTGACGTGTGCGGTCTCTTCTTCAAATCCCTTCATTAATCTGGCTATTGCCAGTACCTCTTCAATTTGGGCTTCTCGCACTCTCATTCTACTTCACCCATCCTCCCCATCCTCCCTACTCCTCTTTCGTTTAGTATAAATGATGTAAGCATGTGATATACATTTCCATCTTTGGCGCGGTAATAAGGGGGGCAGTTTATGTCATTCAGATCAATGTTGCATACATTGTACCACGACACCAATTTTAACTCCATTTTATTATAGTGTATTATACCAAAAGACACCTTACTACCTGCCTGCACGTCCACCTCCCCCGTTTTTTCTAGGTGAGATATTATATCCGATACAAACATGGTGTGTTTCGGCTTTTTACTATCCCATATTTGTGTAGCCCCTTTTATTCGGAAGCTACATAGTACATCATCATATTCCTTATATAACTCCACTGCCTTGTCTATCTTGTCTGTTGTGTCTACTACGTACAACCCGGAGGCTACTTTGTACCCCCTCCTCCTGCACAGTTCTAAGAACTCTGTGTCTTTACCATTTGATTCAGGGTGCAGGGATAATGCCACTCTTAATATTTTACCATGCTCGGCCAACCCTGCGGCTATTAAACTATCCAAGTATTCCTCATTGCACAATTTTATTCCATTGGTTATTAATATGGTCTCCCCTATCATGGACAGCACTCTTAATATCTGGGGTAATTGCGGGTGCATGGTAGGCTCTCCGCCGGATAACAAAAATGGGGCCAAATGTCGGCATAATTGTGCATCCTTTACAATATCCTCTACCCTCCTGTCCTCTACCCCATTTTTGTGGTAGCACCATTGGCATTGTAGGTTGCATCTGTCTGTTATGTCTATCATATATCCATTGTATATGTGAGCGTTTTTCTGGCTTCGGCAAAACATATACCACATGGGGTCTCTTTCCACCATGGATTTAACTGTGCCGTGTTCTGGGCAGGTTTTTTCCATCCACACATGTCTACCCACTTTGATGATTGCTGGTATTACATTGTAACACACAGGGCATAAAGATTTTGTCGATATCATGCCATGCCCCCCACCGGGTATAAATATTTACCATCACTGTTTATCCTTTTTTCAAATCTTATCAATAATTTTGCATATTGATCATTGCTTATATTTCTGCTGGCTCCGTTCTGCGTCCCCACAAACGGATACACAAAGCATGGGTATATACTAGAATTGGTGGGTATAGATTTTACCTCACGTATTATGTCTTCATATGTCTCCCACTCAAATCCTACTAGTACATTTCCGTGGTAGGGTATTTTATAGCTATTAAGCAGGATTAGCGCCTTATGTATATCACTCACTTTTACATTTTTATTCATCCTGTCCAATTTATCCTGATCAAATGACTCCACCCCTACTACTAGATATATGCACCCACTTTTTTTGCTCCAGAACGCCATTTCTTCGTCAAAGTTATCTACTCTTATTGATGCCCCCCACTTCAACTTGCGATCCATCATACCCTTACACAGTTCGACAAACCGAGTCTTCTGCGTATTTATGGTGTTGTCATTAAACACTATGGTTTTCACCCCGTACTTGTCTTTGTATTCATCTATCTCTGCCCATACCTTGTTTAAATTTCTCATTTGAAATTTACACGTCTGGGCACAAAATGTGCAGTGATGTGGGCATCCCCGGCTAGTCAATACCCCCATGTAGTTTTCCTTGTGGCGTTTGTGATACTCCCCTATGCCAAATCCTTCGTAGTCGGGTAAAACCATGTTGTCGAGGTTTACCTTCTTACTGGTTAATACTATGTGGTCCCCGCGTAATGAGTAGTCTACTGTTCCTTCCCCCTCACCTACCACCACTATATCCACATATTTTATCATATCTTCAGGTTTAAATGTGGCCAATGCTCCTCCCACCACAGTTCGTATTCCTTTATTCTTGCATATACCTGCGTCTCTGATTATTGCGGGTCCAAACTCCTCAAATCCGGTAAACATTACCGTATCCCACCCATCAATCTCCTTTTCGAAGTTGTAGTCCCACAGATTATAGTTTAATACTTTTACATCGTGCCCCTGTTCTTTTAAGGCTGCTGATATATACATGAATCCCAGCGGGTATACACAAGGGTCCTCCAGCGGTATATTATATTTGTACAATACCAATACTATTTTCAATTGTCCATCCCCCTATTCTTTGAAAAATTGGTGTCTTCCGATTGTCTTTATTACTGTCATCCCACTTTTTATCCATTTATCTTTGGTTGCTGCGGCCACTTTGGGGTTCAAGTATTGAACGCAGTTGACTTTACGCAAATCTTCATCAACTGAAATACTACCATCCAATAACCCCTTGGCAATATCACAGCAATCTGAGAGGGTTTTATCCGCGGAAAATTCTCTCCAGTTGCGAGCCATGCTGACTGCTTCGTTGTAGTACGGTTTATTTATTTCCGGCATTGTCCAACTAAATTGCCAAGGTTTTAGTATAACTTCATGTACTGTTTTGCCGTCCCAATTTCTGTGTTCAACTCGTTCCAGTATTACCGTGCCGACTGCTATTTTACCCTCCCGCGGCTCTCCGCCGGCTTCACGTTCGATACACAGACCCATGAGTTGCCAATCTGACAGCGCGGTAAAGTATTGTTTATCTTCTGTGCGCATTTTACCCACCCTACTATTTTCCCAACGAAATTATGGCCATCTTAGTGGCGAACCCAATAGCTATACAACCAATAATAAACACGGTAACACCCACAATAATTGTCTTTACTATTATATTTTTACTTTGTATTGTCCAATTCATCCAGCTTTTGATAAATTCATGATGTTGATAGTGCGTTTCCCGGTCTACGTAAAATTCTTTGAGTTCTTCCTTCAACGCCTCCTTCACGGCTTGTTTGACTGCCTCTCTCTCCATTGTATGTGTCATCCCCATATGTGTCCACACTCCTTATTTATTTTAACTGTGACCTCAACGCAACAATTTGATCAGTCAAAACTTTTAAGTAATCCGCATCGCCTTCTGCCAATGGTCTAATTCTTTTTAAGTCCAGAACAGCAATTTGCGCTTTGATAGCAATGTTTGGGTCCGGTGAATCTGGCACTATTACGCTGTCTAAGTCCAGCGGTACTTCCTGTTCTCCATTCCACTTTAAAAAGTTTTTGTAGTCTGTGTTGTCCACACATATGGGGATAGACGCGCTATCTTCCACCCTTTTTACTCCTACCACCTTTCCGGTCATGTCTCGGTTTAATTGGTACATGTTATCCCCCCTATAATTCTGCGTTGGCCGTGTAATGAGAAAAATTTGCAGAGTTTGCAACTGCGCTTGTGTTATTTATCAATATTTGTGCAAACCGTGCTCCGTTAGAATAAACAAATGCAGGCATGTTTGTCGAATTATTCAAAATGTACCCTGCTGCCCCATCTTTCGGGCTGTAAATTGTTATTGTCGGATTAATTCTCATTTCCGCAGGAAAATAAATCATTCCTGCTGGTGAGTAGCTGTCTGTAATGTAGGCTTTTTGGTATAATTGTCCGTCTCCAGTAACTTTGCCGGTGGCGTCACCATAGTTATATGATCTGCAGTAATACCTTTGACACAGTGCTAACTCCTGCGCAAATGTTCTGTGTTCAAATGGGGTAGCCACAGTTCCGAGTTCAAGTTGAACACCGGTAAGGTAAAATTTGTTATTGGTGGAGTCAAGTCCATTTACCTGACTACTTGTACCTAGTTTATTTCCGACCTGCCAAGAGTCCGCGGTAGTCTGAAAAGTGCTGCCGCACACAATTCCCCAAAATAGAGCAAGGCCTACTCCGGTATTATATCCCCAAGTACCCGTATCAAATGTTAATGTTACTGTTTTCTTTTCCCACGTATTTGCAGCATTAATAATGTAGTTATGTGCGTATGTAATATCACTTGCGCCATTTTTAAATGTTATACAATACGTACCTGTTTTAACAGCCTTTACCCAGAAGGATAGTGTGGCGATTTCAGTCATAAATCGCCCAAAATCATACCCTTCCATCCGATAACTTATTCCGAAGTATTCATCTGCTGCCACTGCTGTCTCTATGTGAGTACAATCTACCTCTAATGAATATCGGAAAGGAAACCCTACTGCGGGAGTTTCGGCATGCTGAACCACGTTAATAGTCCCATCACCAAGACCTTTTGCAACAACGAATCTATCAGCGGAGTATCCTTCATTTGCTAAATTAGTAAAACTCACTCCTCTTTGCCATATATTCATGGCCCCGTTAATTATTGCGTTGCGGCTGGATTGTGGTATTATTCCGGCTGCTTTCAACTGATCAGGCGAAATTATCAATCCTGCATCACCTGCTACAACTTGAGCAGCGGTGGCATAACCAGCAAGAGTCGTGTTTTCTGTAACTGTAAGCATTTTACCTGTGGTGACATTTAATCCGGTTACCGATAGCACACTTTGAAAATATGTTGCATTAGTGGGTAATATCCCTGCCGTTGTTTGTAATATACAAAAATATACAACCCCCCCATACAGTATAAAATCAAGGGGTTTATATACTACTGCATCAGAATAATTTCCCTTATATATTGGCTTTATTCTACCTAAATTCACCGTTGTCATTTTTACCCTCTAATATTCAAGTATAAGTTCGCCACTATCATTTATTGCTATACTGGTAACTACTGCCGCGTCATAGGTCATTATTAAGTCTCCGTTTTCATCAACGTAACTACTACCTATCCCTAGTCCTAATAAAGCATTTGTCTGAGCTTGAGCTGCTACAATATCACTATACATTAAGGTTACGGCAGCAGTAGAGTTTTGAGCAATCGCGGCATTGTCCCCTGCTATACCCTCTGCGATTACTGCATTGTCCTCTGCCAATTCTGCAGCTGTCACTGCCGCCGCTGCTGCATCTTTCAAGCTACTTGTGGTGGCTATATCTAATCCTGTTTGTACTCTGTCCGCGGCTGTGTCCGCTGTGTCCAGTCCTGTTTGTACCCTATCTGCGGCTGTGGCTATCCTATCCAATCCCGTTGCCACTCTGTCCAGTCCCGTTTGCACCCTATCTGCTGCGGTTGCCACTACGTCTAAACCAGTCTGTACTCTGTCCGCGGCTGTAGCAGTTGCATCTAACCCCGTTTCTACACGGTCTGCTGCGGTTGCTACTTTATCCAGTCCTGTTTGCACCCTGTCTGCAGCTGTGGCAATACGGTCCAGTCCCGTTGCCACACGATCTTGACCTGTTAGAATCCTATCAGTACCTGTGGCGATTACATCCAGTCCAGTCTGTACTCTGTCCGCGGCTGTGGCTTCTGAGTCACTTATTACGGTTCCTCCCCCCTCTGTACTTGTGCTCTCAAAATACTTGCGCCACAGTATATTTATAATCCCGGTTTGTGTGTCTATTACAGGGATATTGATTGGCATTTGTGCACTCATACTTTACCCCTTTTATTGGCTAGTTTCTACGTAAGCCCCTAGCAATATTCGTTTTACGGGGGCACTAATGGCCATTCTAAACACCTTGTTCCTTGATTGTCCCAGTCTTCGCCATGTAGGGTTTATTTTGTAATTACCTTTTTTCCCCATAGATGACGGGTATTCTGTACCCCACGTGTGCCCCCCATCATTGGACCACGACAATTCAACTTGCGGGTCTATCCCTACGCTGGTGGCTTGGTCTCCTACCCCTGTTTCAATATCCAACTCCAATTTGTGTATAAACACACTTTCCAGATTCGAGCCGTCAAATAAGCTTGGGGTTATACGCACACTAACCAGCGGTTCTTCATTTTCTGTAAACACTTCAGAGCTTAGGGTATACATGTTACTGTTTACCATATCCCCTATATATCCTTTATTACCAAAAAACGAGTAACAATGGGCATTCCACATGTGATATGCATACGGATTGTCTGCATAGGTGGACCTTTCATGCCACATTTTGGTTGTGGTATCATATATAAATGTTGCGTCTCCGGTGGGAAATGACACTACCAAAAACGTGTGCCCCTCCATGGAGAACATAAAACTAAATGCATCAGTTATATCCGACATTTGAGCTATTCGATAGTTTATGGATGGGGGAGATATAATTGTAAACGTTCCTGCTGCAGATGACACTATCCCTGCAAATTGCCCTGCGTCTTCATTTCTTACCGTCCCCACCATGAATATGGCGTTGTCTCCGGCCACAATAGACGAGGGTGCGGTGGTTCCGTAATTTAGCACTCCACCGGGTACTCTAATAAATGGGAATCCTGTAGAGGTGGCTACAGCCGCGTCATACCACAATTCCGTAGTAAATTCTTTTATCAACCACAGTTCTTGCCATTGGCTGCAACACCCCACCAAATTTTCCGGCGAGGCACTAACGGGGGAAGTAGCCAGTGCATTCCACGTTAACCCATCATACAGGTTTGACGCATACACCGACATGGAATCCACTCTTGTGACTATAAAATACCCATCTAGGTATGTAATGGAGGCCGGAGCATACCCCAACTCCACCGTGGTGAACGTCCCGATTAGCACATTGTATATATACAGGTTTACCCCATCTATAATGGCTAATTGATTTCCCCCTGTTCCTGCGGTGGTTAATCCGTTAAATTTTATTTGCACTGGTCCAGATGCTGTGGCCAATTCTCCCAGTATACTTGATACTGTTGACCCGGTACTTACACTGTATAATCCATTACCGGACACCACAAACATTAATCCATTTGCAACATGGGTTCCCCGTATGGGACCAGACCCCACCGAAAAGGCTAATTCGGTTCCGGGGGACCCCACAAGTGCCAGCACCGTTTTGGCATCTGGGGACGGGGATAGCTCAGGGAACATGTTTATGGTCCTGTCTGATTGGAAATTTACGCTGCGCCCCGGATAAGTAGGTCCTAAAAATCCTTTTACTATCATATGTGTCTACCCCTTATTGAGTGTACGACCCAACATATATGTTGTATGGCATACTGTACTTCACCCCCGGCACATCTGTAACACTTCTTACTGTGACGGAGTTCATTGATTCTACTACGTGCATAGCCTCATTGGCCAGTATATGTACGTCCGGGGGTACTGGATTTTTGTGGTACTCAATCCACAACCGCACGGCCATCTCAAATTTTATGGCCTCTTCATAGGGGGGTTCAAATGTCACATCATCTGAGATAGTAGTAAAATCTGTGAAAGGTTTTTGGCTGGTTATCCCTAACGTGTAGGCGGTGTCGGGTATACCATATACCATTATAGTTCCCAACTGCGGGTCTTGCTGTGCCAATCCCGGATCATACATTAACACTTCTGGTCTACCCGTGGCCACTAACTTATCCTCCAACCTCTGATAAGTACCCATATCTATAATATCAACGGGATAATCCATATTGTTCGTATCTCTTACAAATGCCGTGGCTATTTTATAGGGTTTGGGGGTGTTGAACACTCCCCCCACCCCTATTGTATAAGATGATACACCTGACACGAGGGGAAATATTTCGGGTACATTAGCCCTTACCATCAGTCTCCGAGCCGACCATGAATGTAACATTATAATTAAGGCTTCCAGAGCATCTGCCATTTCCCCCGCGTCAGGTTCTTCCCCTTTTTGTATAACCTGGGCCACTCTCATTGATGCCTTCAGCAATTCGGATACTGTTAACATTTACTTTCTCCCTTTTGTTCCACCAAATTTCATGGGGGTAGGTGCTACTTTGTTATACTCCACTTCCACTTCTTCTTCTTCCACCACCACTTCCACCTTTTCCTCTGCCACTTCCACCTTTTCTGCCTCCACTTTTTCCTCTTCCAGTGAGGCCTTCATAACCGCCAGTCTTTTTTTCTTTTCTTCCAATTCCATCTCGGTTCGTGCTATGTCTACTTCCAGTTCCGGGACGGCGGACCCAAATTCGGGGGGACCACTCCACCCTTCTTCATGGTATTTGGCATGTTCATATGCATTTTGTACCACGATTGGTGCTTCCCCGATCTTCTGAATCATTTTAGGGTATCTTTTTATTTCTGTCATGGTGCTATATTCTCCCTTGTTTTACGATTGTTAGAATGTGTCTCCGAAATGTGCCACCTTCTTTTTCTTTTTCTTTTTGACTACTGGACTCTTGGTAAATTTTTTTACCTCCTCTTTGCTCATGTTTTTTGCGGCTTTTTTTACTGCGGGTGAGGCATTTTTTATTTTTGCCCCTTCCTGTACTGCATGTACCATCCCCATAAAATTTTTCTGTTTTTTGCTTTTTGCTGGCATATTTACCGTACCCCCTTACATTTTTATTTCGAATTCTGTTAAATAATCATAATAATTCCCTGTGTACATCTTTACTCCCACATGAGAAAATGTTATTGTGGGGTCAACAAACATTTCCCCCCCTGCATCAATCCACCGCTTGCAGAAATATACATCTTCTCCGTACCATCTATCTGTGCTTTCCATCTTCTTTTTTGCTACTTCTATTTTTTCCGTGAGGGGTGTTGAGCATTTATCATTCAATAACAATTTGGCAAAGTCATTGATAGTACTCATACCCCCCGTTTTGAAAAACTCATAAAGTCCGTCGGAGTTTCTGGTCATACCATAATGATCAATCAATTTATCGAACACTCTTCTTTGTATCCGCATGAACCCCGTCCCTGCTCTATCAATACGCACCAATCCTGTACTTGCACATATACAATTACCATTATTAAATACGGGGTTAATACAGTATGACACTGTGTTATCTTTGACAGGTACGGCTCCGGCAACAATATCTTTATCATATTTCAATACCTTTGCCATCGCGTCTTGATCATACCCTTCATCTGCGTCAACAAAAATTATGTCTGAACAATTGGTACTCAGGAATAATTCCACGCAGATGTTTCGTGCTTTGTCAATAAAGTTACATTGCTCATTAAAATATGGTGTTACTTTGTATCCCATGTCTCTAAGAACATGGGTATTACACAAAACAGACATTGCTCCTGCGGGTGTAATACCTATATTAGTAGCCGGGATTGCTATAAATACTCCATTTGTATTGTTCATGTAGTATCCTATACTGGTGGAGAAGCGGGGGTAAATATTCCGCCTCTCCACCAGTGGTTATTTAATATTAGTAGTATACGGTTATTTTATCAACCCCAAAGCTACTAGTCCTGCTTTAAGTGCGGCCAAGTCTGTGGCAACTGTGGTTACAACCGTGGTGGACGCTGTGGTGGTAATTGTTACTGTCGGTTTAACTATAGGGGTGGTAAGTCCATAGAATCCGAGTTTGCCTGATGTTCTACCAACCAACAGGCCATCGGGATTTCCATCACCTGCTACATGTACAAGGGAAGATGTTTCTGTGTTTACTGACATAATATTTCTCCTGTAAAATTTAAAGTGGGGGAGGGGTAATTCCCCTCTCCCTTGTTATTATTATCCTGCTATTACGCAAGCAAATTCCGGTCTCAGTGTTTTCCACCCGGCC